TAGAACATCTTGCCATAGCTTGATCTACGAAAGAGTAAGGCATAAGTGCGACCTCGTCAAAAAAGACACCTGCTAGTGTCATACCTTGGATTAAATCCTGTGAAGATTCGTCCTTACCACCGAATAAGTAGAAGTTATTATATGAATCTCCTTTATAAACCACTATTAAGTTATCTGTACGTCGTTCTTCGTACTTATAACCTAAAGTAAGAATCTGTTTTTTTAGAGTATTGATAACATTACGTCGTAAAGAACCTATGGTCTTACCACATAGTGCGAAATCTACACCGTCAAAGTTAGTCATAGCCCATAATACGAAAGAGGGAGCCATAGAGATAGTTTTACCCGATCTAACAGCACCGTCAGCTATTACGCCGTCATAATCCTTATAAGGACTACCGTCAGCCCACCATGACAATATCTTTAACTGTTTCTTAGAGAGCGGAGCCCATACGAAAGGCTTACTGTGTCTTTTCTTCTTTATCTTTAACATCTGGATCCTCGTCGCTCCATATTGAAGACATATTTCCAGTAATAGCTTGAATAATAGATCCGTTCAAGTTTTCGTCGCCCTCTAGTTCCTTTGCTTGAAGTTCTAGTTCTTTCTTCTTTAACTCTAACTCTTGACGTTTGAACTCTTTATCTACAATCGTACCATACGCCATAGCTAAGTCTCTTATACTGGTAAACATATCTACATTATCGCATTTGTCCTCAATATTCTTTAATAATTTACCTAGAAGTCTTTTGACTGTTTCCTTACGGTCGTCCATGTCTTTTATGACTTCCTTAGTATTATTATTTTTTTTCTCCTCTAATTGTTTCGTACTATCTGTACTAGCGTTTCTCTTAATAATTTTTCTAACACCAGTATCAGACATACCAAACTTACGAGCCGTTTCACTATAATTATTACATTCTAGGAAATAGGCAACTATTTCTTTTTGTTCTTTGTCTGTTTTCGGCTTTGCCATAACTCATTCAACCTTACTACAAGCTCTTGCTTGTTCTTATACCATTCTTTGTACTGGAAATAATGATCTTTCTTATCTGGGTGTGGCTCCTTAAATTGAAGCAACATACTCTTAGAGATACAATTATATTCCTCGTTGTACTTCTCGAATGTAGTAATTGTAATATCGTAATATTGACTAAACTTAGACAGACTTATAAACAACTGCTTTATATATTTATCTAAGTTCATGTATCTGCTGCTTTCATACACAACGCCTCCTTATAACGAAAAAAGACATCACGCTCTGGAATGTAATGTCTTATAGTTCTCTATATGATTAGAGGAGTAGTATCTACTCTTGTTATTGTTCTTCTTTAACTTCCTCAAAGATGTAATTCCCTATGAGTATATCGTCGGGGATTACTGGCATATCTAAATATACTACTGTTGCGTCTATAACACCAATAGTACCTATCAAGTTTTTATCTTGACTATACACCTCGAACTTTGTTCCGTTTCTGATTTCCTTATTTTGGACTTTTCCTATAAAAGTGTTCTGATCCATAATAATACCTCCAATAACAATATTGTATCATAGATACTGTACCAATAATATTGCCAGTCGGTTTAAAATCACAACTTAATGCTATTCCTTAGGAAATATTACCAGTACACTACCTAAGATAAGTAGTGCTTTTAGTTTATCTAAAAAGAATAAAAAGGGGTTGGCTAGTGTGATACTAGCGTGGTGGGAAAGAAAGGACTCGAACCTTTAAGCTCTGACATTGCTCCCAGCACGATTAGGAATCGAACCATATCGTTAGCAGAATCGAACTACACTTCCGTCGAGGAGAGCTCGTTACCCAGTAACTAGCGTTTTCCATTTCGCCACTTTCCCATGTAGACTATTTCCCTAAGCAATAACCGAGGTTAACCATTACGTTAACTTACTTAGGATTATGACTGATAGTTCAGCATACGGTGGTCGTAACCAACGTGGATCTCCGTTCGCCCACGAGAACATACTATAATTGTTAACATACAATACTTGCAAAAACGGCTATTCTACATTTTTAGATTCTTCCTTTGATAGCTAAACGAATCCAGCAGCATTTAATTTGTCTATACGGGGACGTAGGAGTGCTCTTTGTCTTCTCTCCAACCGTACTCGAGTATTACTTTGTCAATGGGTGTAACTAGAGTAAAGAAGTCTCCCAATTATTACAGAAAGGAGCTAGTAGAGAGTTATGACCTCCCACGGGATCCTCCCGGATTACCCAACTGTATATTACAGTTCTGTCTCTATTCCAGCATACTAGCATAAATGGTTTCGGTAGTAGGATTTGCACCTAACCTCGGGAATATGGAACCCTTGTGCGACTATCACACCGCTACCGAGATATAGTGTAGATTTTTCTTTTCAATCAGGGGCAATCTACGAGCCTTTTTAATTATTCCACAATACCATTTTACCACTATTAGCGTGTAATTTTGGTGTAATAGTTTTCCTTTATTTTTCTTTCAATGTCGGCACTTACTTGTTTGATACGATCTATCGAATAATGAAGTCTGTCAGCTATCTGTTGTAAGGTATAAGTTCTTTTTTCAAAATATTTCAAACTTATAACTTTGTACTCTAAGCTATCATTACCAGAAACGTCCTCAACTCCTCGAAGTATTATTTCCATTCGCTTTAATCTGTTCTGTATTATATTGACATTTTTGATAGCTTCTTCTAATTCCTTAGCGATTCCAGTTTCTTCTATTTCTATTAAATATAGTAACATCTTATCTTTAGATGTACCTCCATTACTTGATACAGAGTTAGAATACTTTGCACCTGTTGAAAAGTATTTGTTAAATAGTACCTGTTGTTGTTCTTGAAGCGTCCTAAGGCGTTCAAAAGCACATTGTAAGTCTGCAATTTGTCTGTAATAGTTATCCATGGTTCCTCCTTATTCTTCCGGTCTTACAACTTCTGTACCGTCGTCATTAAGTCTGTACCCACAGGCTGTCTCAATTCTATCTAGTGAATCGAATATAACTTTTTTTACTAACTCCCATGAATTAGGATCCTCCTTACACATTTGAATAAGTATGTTTTCATTCATTTGTGAGCCGAATCTAACCATAGAGTGTCCGTTTTCTGCTGGTGCTACTTCGGCACATACCAATATAAGCTCTATAACAACTGGTTCTTTTTTTTCTTCTTTACTCATTTTGATTCCTCCTTTATCATTTTTTCTATATTTTCAAAACTTTGTATAACAGTATTTTTAATAGCTAAATATGTGGATTTATCGTTTTTGTAAATATATTCTAGTAGTGGAGTGTGATAAGATATAATATCAAACTTTCCACTTAGTGTTCCTTGTGAATATACTACTTTAAACAATTCATTCTCTTTTTTTACTTCCTCCATTTCTTGAAGTCTCCTCTCGTCAATAATGGCGTCTATATCTAAATCCTCATCCCCCTGATTTTCCCTAGGTTCGCAATATTCGTCGTAACCCGGGTAATAACTATCTAAGTCCCTTGTATCTATCATTGTTATTCCTCCTATGATGTCTCTTTCTTGAAAAGTTACATATATATATCGTTCTTATTACACATATTAAGAACGCAAGTAGTATAAAAGCAATGATAAGTAGTACAAGTATTGATATAATTTTAAGTAGTAACATATTTAATCCTCCTTTTTAATTCGTAGATATTTGTGTAAACTTATAATATCTAGCGTTGTACTTAAATATTGTTTCACTATAATACGTTTCCATTGCTGGAGTACTTGAAGTATGACTGTTGCAACATATACCTTGTATTTTATTAAAGATTCTATACCCTTTATCATTACAACCAATATCTAATATTTCCGTTAAATACATAATGTTATAAGCTGTTTTTATATCTTTATAAAATTGTTCTTCTGTTATTTCTCCAAACCATTCTACATCAGTATAATGTTTTTGGTATATTATGTCTTCTAGCTTTTTTAACTGTTTTTGTTTTTCATTTTCTATGTATTGGCGAAATTGTTCTTCGTCATATTCTTTTCCATTTATATAATATCTACTCAATCTATTACCTCCACACTAAGTATCTCAAGAATGTAGTAGCCTTTATCTGGTTCAGCTCCCCATTCTGGAATACCTGTTCCTTGTGCTAAATCACATAAACACTTTATCTTAGGACTATCTTTCCTATAACCGTTACGAAATATAACGTAGTTAGGCGTTAGAACACGATCTTTGTAGAAGTGTTTATCGAATCTTGAATCATAATATCTATTCATTTCTCGGTATTCTTCTTTTTTGATTCCACTTTTAATCATGTCGAACCATTTTTTCTTAATTGTTAGTGTTAGCATTAGTCCAACTCCTTTAACGCTTCTATGATTCCATTTATAAGATGTGTAACTCTCTCAACACTATCGTCTATACGATTATTGAATAATTTTTCCGCTATATAACCAACATCTTTAAGACTATCTGTTTTAAAGCCAAAACTTCCGACACTCATAATACTTACGAATAGATCTGTGATTCTTAATCCTCTTTGATAACAACCCTCGCCAGTACAACCATAAGTGAATAATATGTCATAGTGAGTAGAATCGTTATCAGTCCAACCTATGAATGTACTAAAACCTCTTTTTAAATTACCAGCTATTACCTTATAAGTTCCTATATCGTTTATAACTTCGTCATAATTATTTATCTTGTATTGATTCATTGTCTGATACCTCCTTATACTCTTGTGGTAAAAAACTAAAGATATGTGCAATAACATCAACAGTCCAACCGTCTCCAATAACATTAGCTGCTTGATGTTTATTTAACATTCTTGTATAACCAACAGGCAACGTTTGTCCTATTTCTAATTCAGTAGTTGTTAAGTATCTACAAAAGTCCTCAAACTCAACTAAACCAGCGTTTTTCCAACGATCTTGTCTACAAGTAATACAATTTATCTTTGTTTCATTTGTTACATTTTTACAATTACCATTTATACCGTTTCCCCACATTTTTTCTCTGCTTGGAGTTCTATTTACTTTAAACTCTTTGCATTTTTCATGATCTTTGCATATATAATTTTGAAAGTTGATATTTCTATCTACGGGTTGTGTAATATTCGGAATGTTAGTCCAATAATATCGGCTTCTATTTTGATAACTCACTAAATTAGAGTTGATTTTAATTGGCTCTACTCCTAAAATACTACTAATAATATTCCTATCGTGTTCTTTCATATTAGAAACATTTTCTAATAAAAAGTAAGTTGGTCTTAATTGTTTTAATATTCTTACATATTCATAGAATAAACTACTTTTTGTACCATTTAATCCCTCTTGATTACCCTTATTTATTACATTAGCAATAGATAAATCTTGACATGGGCTTCCACCAATTAAAAGATCTATTTTAGGTAACGTACTTATATCTAATTTTGTTACATCTCCTAACTGAATCGTATCGGGGAAATTACCCATTGTGCATTTAATAGCACTTTCTTTAATTTCACTAGCATAATACTTATTTACATTTATTTCTGCTCTCCCTAAGGCTAGTTGTCCGCAACTAATACCGTCAAAAAGTGAGAGAACATTTATTCCATTTTTTAAATCCATATCAATTTCTCCTTTAATGAATCTATGTTGTAACATACCCAGCAACAAGCCTTATTGAATCCAGTAGTACAGCCTAGAAACTGGATTCTTTTTTTAAAGATAAGAACAGATAATTTATCAACATACTTTTCCCACATTTCAGCTCGTGCTGGAGTTTCTAAAGTGGAAAGAGGGAGAAGTAAACAGAACGACTTAATCAGTCCCATATCAACCAATTCAAACGTTCTTTTTATAATTTCATTCTGTTGGCTAAATGGTGGGTTACTAATAAGTAAATCACAGTCTTTAGGTGGTAAAGTTGTAAAAAAGTCATTCCCTAAATCGTCGAATATATGAGTAGCCTTGTATTTAAGATTCAGTTCGTCAGCTTTTAGCTTAAAATGTGAATCATAATTGTTAAAAGGGAACCATATATTCTTATATTTTTTTATATCAATAATGTTGTATATGTTTTCTACTACCCAGCGAGGAGTAGCAACATGATCCTTGTTAGTTTTCTTATCTTCTTCATAAATCTTTTTAACATCTATTGAATCGCCAAAAATATTAAGTTGTTTATCAGTCTTGACAGGCACAATCTTGCTTGTCCTCCAATATTCCGTATAAATCGTCGTTGATAAGTCTTAACCTAACATTTTCACTATTTAAGTATTCATTACTGCTTTCGAGGTTGGCGATTTCTTGATTTTTAGTTATAACTACATTTTTCAGATCGTCTGTTAAAACTGTCATAAGAGCTCCCCAGCTAACAGCAATAATAGCAACTATCAAAGAAGCAGCAATAAGGAAAAACTTAAATAATTCACTTTGTATAACAGTTATAACAGGGTTAAATATTTTCTTTAGTCTTTCCATTATTTTTTCCTCCTTTTGATTCTAGCTTTTCGATTTTCAATTCTAAGTCGGCAATAGTACTTTTTTGTTCTCGAATCTGCTTCTTTTGTTCTATACATAGATCCTTATATTTTTCTAATTCCGCAGTCTGATCTACCTTGCTCTCGAGTAGAGCAACATATTTCTCTTGAACTGTATAATATTTATTCTCGAATGTATTACGTTCTTTTCTAAGCTGCATATTTTCACGGAAGTTACTTAACCATTTCATTTGTTAACAACCTCCCCACATTGAACGCAGACAATTTCTTTACCATACTTATTCTTATAACGGAATAGAGTAAGTCTTCCACAGTTAGGGCATTTTGCCTTAGGCTTTTTACCATACTGTTTTAACATAGTATCTCGTTCTTGATTCCTTTTAATCTTTCTAGCAATAGAGGACATATTATTTTCCTCCTTGAATCATATTAGAAAGGTTGATAACTAAATCGTGAATAAGTTTTGATTGTTCTAAATCATTACTAAGTGTTTCCATGATACACGTTTCGTTTATCTCCTTTACTTCGTCTGTATTTGATCCCCCTAAAACTTTTAGTATTGATAATAAATTACATATTGTTTCTGCATTAGTGCTTTTTATTTCAAAAGCCAATTTTTCTAACATAATTATTCCTCCTTATTTTTAATCGTTAGTGCATAATCTAGTAAAGTATATTTTCCTTTTTCAGCGTGTATTTTCCACGCTATTTTATTAGCTTCGTTTCTTTGGATTCCTTGACTCATTAAGAGCTTAACGAATCGCTTTCTTGTCATAGTTTTATCTAAGAAGTCCAAGGCTTTTATCTGTTCCCATGCGTTACTAAATACCTCGCCAAACACTTCGACGATTGATCGAGCAACATCTCCCATAGCTTCTCCGAACTTCCTAAAAGCCTTATTCATTCTGTCTATTGATTCTGGATTCATTCTTTATCAATCCTTATGGATTCCAAACGTTTTTCTAAATCCCCCTCGAATAGCCAAGAATACTCTTTTTTTACGAATCTTGCTATTTTCTTTTTCATTTTTCCAAGTGCTATAATAGGATCCTCTGTTGTATAAAGGCTACAATGAACTGCCTTATAATCAACGAACGTCCAATCTTGGAACCACACGCTTATATCTTCAATACAACTTTCAAAATCACTTTTACCTTTTTTTCTTAACAAAAGTCTTAAATCTTCATCTCTTTTGATACAAAGATAATTGTCTGTTTTTAACATAAGTTCATAATCCCATGTGTATATCTCGTTTTCTCCGTTGGATCTTATCTCAACACTTAGATAGTGTACTTTTTCCATATTATTTACCTCCATATTTTTTATAAATCTGATCTTCTTTGCACCAGTCCTCGCCATAGTGCCGTTTCATATACGCAACGATTTTAGTGTCAATTTTTTCTCGTTGTTCTTTAGTTCCGTTATCGTAATAGTGGTGGCACTTATTGTCTGTAAGGTTAGTGCATAGTGTAACTACATTAGTAACTATTCCCATACCACCTTTACTCCGAGGTACGATATGAGCGTTAGGCATTACGTTGTAAGTGTTACCACAGTACACGCAATGCCCCTTATCACGCTCCCATACTTCGAGTTTTACTTGTTTAGTTATATCGGTAGCTTTAGCTCGTTTAGACTTTAGTTTTCTAGTATGAATCAACTTACAACTCCGTACTTCTCGAATCTAGTAATAAACTTTAGTTCTTCCTCAGCACGATTCCACATCATACGAGCGTCTTCGTGCATATATTGAAGCTGTCTATATCTTTGATAAGCCCAATCTCTAAAATCTGTCTTAGAAGCGTCGTGTAGTCGTGCTATTTTACTAGCCATACTAGCTATATCGCTCCAACGTTGTGCCAGAGCCCATGCTTCTTTCTTAACATCAAAACATAAGTTAGGATCCGCTAAGTCTAAAGCTAAATATCGTCTTGCTAAGTCTCGATACAACTCGCAGTCTTCTTTTATCTCTGCGTAATTTTCAAAGTCGCTCTTAACCATTAGAACGGTAAATCGTCGTCGCTAAGCGTATATTCTTCGTCGTATAGCGAACTTTGTTCTCCTTGGAAAGAGTAAGGTGTAGGTTCTTCCTCTTGTGGTGGTATAGGTTCATTACTTGGAGTAGTATTTTCTGGCTTTTTAGAAGATAAGAACTCGACGTTATCTGCCAGAATCTCAGTAACATAACGTGTATTTCCGTCTCTGTCCGTATAACTTCTATTTCTTAGTTCTCCTGTAACTCCAGCTTGACTTCCTTGGAATAGATAGGTTTTACAATTTTCTCCTTGTTTTCCCCATGCTATGATAGTAAAGAAGTCGGCTTTTATTTCGTCTGTTTCTTTTGCGTAGCGTCTATTTACTGCTAGGGTAAATTGTGCTACTGGGCGATTGCTAGGGGTGTATCTTAATACAGGATCCCTAGCTAAACGTCCAACTAATTCAACTCGATTCATAGTTATTCCTCCTTTGATAGTCCATATCTTCGCTCTACTTCTTTAATACAAGCAAAGATAGCAGTTTTAGTAGTATCACAAGTAAAACGATTCCTTATGTTCCTAGCACATTTCTTGCTAGGGTAAAAGTGAATGTATTTTCTTGATATTTCAATACAGAATGTTTTATTGTATTGATTAGAAAGAGTAAAATATTCGTAAGTATCTTCCTCATTTCCGCTAATTTTTTTATAGCCAAGTTCCTCAAACCAGCCTAAAACTTTTTTATTAAGTAAAGGTTTTGAGTTGTAATAATATTTATTCATGGATCCTCCTTATTGATTAAAGAATTGATCCACAGCATTGTCTGCTGGATCTTTTTCTTGTACTGGTTTTTCTATTGCTGGAGTAATAGGGATTACTGGCTCGTCGTTATCTACATATTCGTAGCTTTCGTTCTCCTCAATAACCGCCATATCACGTTCAATAGCTGTTTGTAATTCAATAGACATGATTCCCCAGCGAGATATTAACTGTCTTATCATTGTTTTAAATGCCATATCGTCAAACTTAGTAGTCCAGAAAGAGTAAGATGTACCTTTTTCTTTATCTCCTCTGTATGCTTTAGAGTAAGTTATTGCATGGTCTTCCATATCTTTTTTAGTCCAGTAGATATGTTTAGTAAATCCGTTTAGATACTCAAAGTATGCTAAATAACCAATCGTGTTTTTGCTCTTACGTTCTTCACAATCACTTATAAACTTAAAACGGTGTTTCCCAGTATTTTGGTCTCGTCCAAGATATTCTCCCTCTTTAATCTCTAAAACGTCTATATCACGGTAGAAATTACTTCTAACGGCTAATTGAATGTAGCCTTTATAACCAAGTTGGAACTGAGCGACTTTCTCCCAATACTCATTCCC